ATGAAGGCAGTTAAAGCCGACGACATAGACCTTTGAAATACTTAGGAGACCAAACATGACCAGAACTTATAAAGTCGAACTTGAGTTCGAAGTGAAGATGACCTATGCGGGAGCACCGGCTTCTGGCCCTTCTTATTCATCAGGCGGTGAACCCGCTGAACCTCCTGAATTTGAAATTGAAAGCATCAGCATAGTTGGTGATAAAGAAACTGTCGAAAAGCTGTACAAGAAATATAAAGAAGAACGGCCTAATCAATTTGCAACTCCAGACAGCTATGATCAGTTTTTTGCTGACATGATTTACAATAAGGTACTCGATCAGGCATATGAAGATAATTGGGATGAGTCTGATTATCCGGAGGATTTTGATCGTGATTGACACTCCCTCTAACTTTGACTCCAGCGGCGCACAGTGGGCTTGGGATTCCACTAGTCTCAAGGCATTTCAAACATGCCCTCGCTATTACAAATACACCATGGTAGACGGCTGGACCACCGCCTTCAAAAACGTACACCTAACTTTCGGAGGACACTATGCAACTGCGCTTGAGCATTATCATAAACATCGAGCCCTCGGACTTGACTCTAACGATGCTCTTATCGAAGTTGTCACTGAGGCCCTTCTTAACACATGGGAATATAGTGGAAGCCGAGATGGTGTCCCAATTGGAAAGCCTTGGGATGGTATGCACAGTGCAAAAACCAGAGATAACCTTATCCGATCAATCGTCTGGTACGTAGATGAGTTTGAAGATGAGGAAATTAAGACACTGATTTTGCCCGATGGCAAGGCAGCCGTTGAATATTCCTTCCGCCTTCCTATTGATTTCGGCTACATGCTGTGCGGCCACATTGATCGCCTTTGCGAGTACGGAGGTGCTTACTATGTCATGGACCAGAAAACCACAGGTACAACTATCACACCAGCTTTCTTTAACCAGTTCTTACCAGACACTCAGATGTCATTATACACTTTTGCGGGGAAAGCTATATTTGATCTTCCTGTTAAGGGAGTCATCATTGATGCAGCGCAGATCGCGGTTGGTTTTACTAGGTTTGAAAGGGGCTTCACTTTTCGTACTGACAGTCAGTTGGACGAATGGTATGAGGACACGCTGAATGATATTGAACGCGCACGACAAGCCACAATTGATAACCAGTTTCCCATGAACCCAACTGCGTGTGGGAATTATGGCGGATGCGCTTTCCGCAGTGTGTGTTCCCGCAGCCCGGAAATCCGGGAACAATTCTTGAAGGCTGACTTCATCAAACGTGAAGTCAAGTGGAATCCATTAATTAGCAGGTAGGTCGATGCCAAACATTTCCGAGTACAAAGCAGGTAACTTCGTCAAAATGATTTACATGGGAAACTCGGGTGCGGGTAAAACCGGATCGTTAACTTCCCTTGTCAAGGCCGGGTATAAACTCCGCATCCTCGACCTTGATAATCTTCTTTCAGTCCTCATCGCATATTGTAAGCGTGATTGTCCTGATAAGTTGAGTAATATTGAGTTTGAAACTTGCCGTGATAAATATAAGGCTACAAATATCGGCGCAGTAGTTGATGGCGTTCCTAAAGCATACGTCAGGTCATTGCAGATTATGACCAAGTGGCCTTCGGATGGAACTAGTCCTTCCGAGTGGGGAGAGGATCACATCTTCGTGATCGACTCATTCACACGATTAAGCCAATGCGCTTTCGAGTGGGCAAAGGGCATGAACCCCGGAGCCAAAGACCCCCGCCAGTGGTTTTACCAAGCACAACAAGCCTGTGAACAGGTGCTGTCATTGCTTACAAACGAGGGCTTTCGTTCTAACGTCATCGTGATCTGTCATGTGGATTATCAAGAACGTCAGGACGGTACAACCGAAGGCTTTGTCAAGTCCATAGGTAAAGCTCTTGGCCCTACAGTGCCTACGTATTTTAATACGGTAGTCCTTGCCCAAAGCAGCGGCTCCGGAGAGAATGTTAAGCGGACTATCACTACAGTTCCGACTAACATGGTCAGCCTGAAGAACCCAGTTCCCTTCCGGTTAGATAAATCGTTACCATTGGATACTGGATTAGCAACTCTGTTTGAAAAACTGAAAGAAGGACAATGATATGGCAATGAACTTTAACTCCGTACTTGATACTAAATTAGAAGATATTAAGCAACCCCCGCTCGTTCCAGTTGGAACCTATCGCGGATCGGTGAAGAAGGCTCCGAACATCAACACCTCCAATGATGGGAAGTGGGAAATCGTTGACTTCCCGATCCAGTTGGTTGAGGCACAGGAGGATGTTGACGCCGAGGCGCTTGCCACTTACGGTCAGCTTGGTCCGAACGCTATGACGAATAAGAAGTTCATGTTCAACACTGAAGATGACGCGGCGTTTAAGCGGACGGAGTATGATATGCGCCGTTTCTTGATCGACCATCTGCAGTGTGCTACGCCTGACATGTCACTCAAAGAGGCCATCAACGCTTCAATGGGAGCACAGTGTCTGGTGTTCATGAAGTGGACGGCAGATAAGGACAACCCTGAATTGTTCTATGCGAACGCAGGTAAGACTGCGCCCGTGGCCTAACAAAAACAGGGAGCGTTGTAATGGCGCTCCCAATTATTGGAGGTTGTAAATGTCAAAATATCCTGATTATCTAAGATATACAAACAAATTTAGACTTGATATGGAAACTGGCCAATTGTTTTGGCGTGTTAATACTGGACAGATGAAATCAATTGGTGAAGTTGGTTTTATAAATTCTAATGGTTATAGGTACATTAATTGTTTTGGAAAAACGCAAGCTTGTCATAGAATTATTTGGCTGCTTATGTATGGATATTGGCCCAAGAATATAGATCACATTAATCGTATTAAGTCAGATAATCGGCCAATAAATTTACGAGATGTTTCTAAACGAGAAAATGGATTAAACAGAGGGGCCAATAAAAATAATATGACCGGACTTAAGGGGGTTTATCCAATTCAACTTGCTGGAGGCATTCGCTGGAAGGTAGTTAAACATGGTAGACATGTAGGATATTTTGCAACTGCGGCAGAAGGTGTAGCAGCTTATGACCAGTGGTAGATTTGAAACTTTCCCTATTGAAAATATTTGGGTCAATCGGGAAACTCGGCAGAGAAAAGAACTAAGTAATATTACCGAGCTTGCAGAATCCCTGAAAAGGACGGGGCTTATTAACCCAGTAACTATTAATAAAAATGGAGAATTAATTACTGGTGAACGTAGATGGACAGCGGCAAAATCACTTGGCTGGACAAGTATCAGTGTGCAGTTTGTTGAAGATTTATCTGAACTAGAATTGCAGTTAATTGAACTTGAGGAAAACACAAGGAGAGTTGATTTACCTTGGCAGGATGCTTGTGCTGCGGTAGCTAAATACGATGCGTTGAGGCGCCAAGCCAACCCCGAGTGGACGCAGATCGAAACATCCAAAGCCCTCGGCATTTCCCAATCCGACGCCAGTATTAAAATCCAAGTAGCCAAAGAATTGGAGGCAGGGAATGAACGAGTCGCAGAGGCACCGCGCTTCACCGTTGCGCGAGGGATTGTGGAACGGAACAACGAACGCCAGAGGACTTCGAAGATTGAAGCGATCACGGCTGCGCAGAAGGGTGAGGCTAAAGAAGTTCCCCTATTGAACGTCGACTTTTCCGAGTGGAGTAAATCCTATGCTGGACCTAAGTTTAATTTTATCCATTGTGACTTTCCTTACGGTGTTGGAGCTGATAATCATGCTCAAGGTGCGGCTGCTTCGTTCGGAGGCTATGCTGATAGTGAAGATACTTATTGGCAGCTTATTGAATGTCTCCGTCATTCTATGGATAACGTGGTGGCTGAGTCTGCACACCTCATGTTCTGGTTCGCCATGGATTATTACACTGAAACAGTGTTAGCATTAAACCACATGGGATGGAAGGTCCAGCCCCATCCACTCATCTGGCACAAGTCCGACAACATGGGTATCCTCCCTGACCCTAAGCGAGGCCCTCGCCGCATCTATGAAACGTGCCTGATGGCGTCAAGGGGTGATCGCCAAATCATTCGCGCAGTCTCGAATGTCCAATCCCACCCCACCACTAAGACCATCCACATGAGCGAGAAGCCCGTTGGGATGCTCACAAAATTTATGGAGATGTTTGTCGATGAGTATTCAATCGTTTTGGACCCGACTTGTGGCTCGGCTAATGCCATCCGAGCAGCGGAAAGTAGAGGAGCCGCCAAAGTCCTCGGACTCGAAATCAATACCGAATTTTACAACCTTGCAAAAGCAGCCTACAATAGTGGAGGAGACTTGGATTGAACCAGACTATACACCACTCGGACCTAATGATATAATTAAATGGAGCCCTGAAAATGATTTACCTAGCAAGCCCATACACCGCAAAGACAAAAGAACTTCAAGAGGAAAAGTATCAAAGCGTACTAAGACTGTGCGGAAAGCTTCTAAAAGAAAGGCATAATGTTTGGAGCCCAATCGTACATTGTCACACGATGGCAGTGCTTTTTGATCTGCCAACTGACTTTGTATTTTGGAAGCAATACAACCATGATTTCATTCGCAGGTCTGACGCAGTGTGGATAGCCTGTATTGATGGATGGGAACAATCTAAGGGAGTGGCAGATGAAATTGAATTTGCTAATCTCTTAGGCATACCTGTCAGTCATGTGATTGAGCATGAAGGCAAAGTTGTGATTGCATCCGTATGAGCTTGATGATCGTCACCGACTCTTGGACCAAGGATAAGGATGGTGAGGTAGGACCGCTGAATGGTCCTACTTACTATCTCCTCAAAGCCTGTCTTTCACAAGTCGGCATTGCCATTGGCGAGTGTGATAAGGCAGTGGTATTCGATTTCTATTCCCCCGGAGGATTGAAGAACCTCTGCGGCCCAAAGACCGAGGGCATTCCCGGATGGCCCGCCCTCATCAAGGGCAAATTTGTCAACGCCAAATACACCAGCGAACTCGACCGCTTATTCACGGAGATACAGAATGTTAATCCCACCCTCATCCTCGCAATGGGTTACGCCGCAGTGTGGGCTCTTTGCAAAACTACCAGCGTTAAATCTATTCGCGGCGCTCCTGTGCCTTTCACTTGGGGCGGGTCTAGAGTATTCAAAATCCTCCCCACTTACGGCGCAGACTCAATCATCCGCGAATGGAAGCTCCGTCCCATCCTACTCTCCGATTTGCAAAAGGCAAGGGAGCAAATGGACTTTCCACAAATCATCCGTCCTTCGCGTGAGATATGGATTGAGCCGACGCTGGCAGATCTTGACACTTTCGAGAGGGAACATATTTTTCCAAGTCCTCAACTGTCTATAGATATTGAAACCTCGGGGGATCAGATCACATGTATAGGTTTCGCTCCACGAAAGGACATCGCTCTGGTCGTACCATTCACGGATGCGGAGAATACCTCGCACAGTTACTGGCCGACTTTAACCGACGAGCTAAAAGCCCTCCAGTGGGTGAGACGAATGTGCTCCTTAAAGAAATCTATAATCGGGCAGAACTTTCTTTAC